CCATGGCGAAGCCGAGCGCCAGAACGCACAGCTTGCCGAGCATGCGGCTGTCGGAGCCGAGCCGCCGCGCCGTCGCGACATAGATGTCCTCGCCGCGGGCGAAGGTGTCGAGCGTGTCCTGCTGGCCCGCGAGCCAGGCAAGCACCCGCGCCTCGATCTGACTGAAGTCGGCGATCGCCAGCCGCTTGCCCACGCCCGCGACGATGGTCGAGCGCAGGCAGCTCGCGATGACGCCGAGCGCCGAGTCCTCGAACAGGAGCTCGAGATCCTCGGGCCCCGCGCCGGCGTGGATCGCGTCGATCGCCGCCGCCACATCCTTGATCGATCCGCGGAAGAGGTTCTGCGGCTGCAAACGTCTGCCGGCCCAGCGTCCCGTCCTCGCCGCGCCATAGTACTGGAACGTGCCGCGCACCCGCCCGTCGGAGGAGCGCGCCGAGGCGATCGCGGCCAGCTTGGCGGTCGAGGAGCGCGACGCATCGAGACGCGCCTGTAGCGCCGTCCGCGAGGCTCCGGTGAGGGTCTGATCGCTAAGCAACGCGCTGACGGTGACGCGGCGCAGATCCTGCACCTCGACGCCCTGCGTGGCCAGCCACTGGCGCAGCTGCGCGACCTGGCCCAGCGAGCGCACCTGGCCCCCGGTCAGATCATCGATCTTCGCGGCGAGATGCTGCTGCGCGTCGCGCGTCACCGCCGCGAGCTCGCCGACCAGCTCGTGGTCGATTCCTATACCGCGCTGATTGATCGCATAGTCGAGCTCGAAGACAGCGCGCTCGCGCGGGCTGAGTTCGGGCAAGCGGCGATCGAGGGCTCGCTCGGCGAGAACATCCTGGGCGCAATAGAGGCAAAGGCGGGCGAAGCGCTCGGGATCGGTCTCGTGCCACCAGGTGAGGGGAGAGAGGCTGCGCGGCCGGGCGAAGCGCAGCATCAGATCGCGAGCGCTCGAGTCTTTCTGCTCGGTGAGGCCCAGCGCACGGCCGGCAAGCTCGAGCGACGCGGGCAGCCCGGCGACGAGCGCGCGCGCCATCGTGCAGGACCACTGGCGCAGGGGGATCGGCGGCCAGCCTTGGGGGACGAGCTTGGCGCGGTAAAGGTTGACCTCGAACAAGTAGTTGTGCGCGATTATGGTCGCGCCGGCCGTGACGGCCTCAACGAACCGGGGCGGTGGTGGGCCCGAGGTCCACGAGTTTACAGGTTCGTTATCGACGGCAAAACACAGGACCGTGATCTGGGTCGAGGGGTGCTCGGCATAGGCATGGCTGCCGGTCTGGCGCAGATCGGCGAGCGAGGCAGTCTCAAGGTCAAGAATCAGTCGCAGCACACACTCACGCCGCAGCGATGTTGAGCCGCTTTCTAACGTAATCAGCCTGTGGCTTGCGGAACGTCATTCCCGGAACGACAACGCCTGCCTCGACCCTGGCGTTGTAACGAGCACGTCGCTCTTTGTGCTGCTCCTTAGTGTAGCGCACCTGGGCGCAAATCCCGAGATGGCGAACCGGGCCCATTGGACACTTGACGGGCATCCGAAAGTTCTTTCGCTGGTGATCGTAGCCGTCAATGGTTTGCGCGTATTTCAACGTCAGGGGCGCTTCAAACTGATGCCATTTCCCCTCGATGTATTCAGACCAGCGAAGGAAGCCTTTGTAGGTTGCAACGAACCGGAGGTTCCGGCCTAGGAGCAACCCAAACTCGCGCACTAGATTGGAGTTAAGGCAGTGGGACTTGTTGCCGCGCTGGCACGTTTCATACGCCCGCTCATACGCCTCTCGCAGCAGGTCTTGTTTTCGCCCCCACGGGACGCGGACGCGCATCTGCTTGGCTTCCGCTTCCTGCATCATGATCACTGACATAGGCTTCATCGGGGAGATCCTTTGCGGTTGCTTCAAAGATGATTTGCTTAGCCGTGTGCCGTCCCGCAGCGTCCCAGCAGTAAAACTGCTGATACCATTTGTGCAGCTCGCGATGGGTAGGGTGGTGTGGCTCCCAGCCGGGCTTGCGGCGGCGGCGCTGGATTGGAATGACGTTGGTTTCTTCGTCGCTGGCGTCACCGGGGTCGAGTGACCCAAGTTTTTCAAAACTTGGGTCACGGCGTGCTGTGTCGTCGGCACGGGCTTTTGCGTGTCCTTCAGGATCGAGGACGCGCGAGATTGTCTGTTGTGGGATGCCGGTGACCAAAGCAGCTTTGCGTTGAGAGCCCGTGATCCGCACTATCCCGCGCAGGAACGCCGCCTCTTGCCGTCGTCGTCGATCGCGCTCGGCCAGCCAGTCCGAGGCTTTGCTGTCAGCCGCCGCGATCTTGGTGCGAACGGCGTCGAGTGCTCGTAGCAGCGTTGCTTGCAGCATCTAACGGCTCCATCATCGCTAGTGTTTTCCGCGCTATCGGCCAGCCATGATCGTGGACTTCACTGATCAGCATGATCAGGTCGAAGTCATCGAGGCTCCGGATTTTCTCGACCTCGGCCGGGGTGATCTTCTGGTTCGGCGCCAGCATCAGAACGGCAGCTCGTCGTCGACCAAAGTCGAAGCCGCCATCGTGTCGACATAGTCCGGAAACTCCTCTTTCGCCGGGCGCCGACCATCGAGGCGCGGCTGACCTTCGCTGCGGCAGATCTGCACATGCGCCAACGCAAAGGAGACGCCGCGATTGGCAGATTTGTGATAGGCAAAGGGCGAGACCTTAAGGCGCGCGAGCTGCCCCGGCCATACATCTTCCGGCGTGTCGATGTCCTTGCGCAGCGCGGTGATGATGCCGGGCTTGGTCTTCGTCCAGGCCGTGATGTATGTGCCGCCGGGGATGTCGTAGCCGTTGTAGGGTTTTTCCTCGCAGCGATGGAACGGCGAGTGCATGCCCTTCATGAAATCGACGTCCTTCGATTTGCCGGGGCCGAACTTGGCGTCGATAGCTTCATGCACCGCGAGGCGCAGCGCCTTGTACTCCGGCTCCTCTTGCGCGGCGCGATCGAAAAGCAGCGAACAGGAGAAGACCGGCTCGCCGCCGGGGGCGCGCGGGCGCGGCGAGAACAGGACTGGGAACGATAGGACGCCAATGGGAGTACGGATGTTCATGGAACTGAGCTCCTACTTGAGACGATCGGCGATCTCGCCGGCGATGCCGGCATAGCCGGCGGCGTCGATGAAATCGTCGGGGTTGAGCGCGCCGGTGTAACGGCGCGCGATTTTCAACGCCTCGAGCATGCAAGCCACGTCGAGCGCGTTGAGATGGGGGGTTTCCTGGGCGCGGTACTTGATGGTGAGGATGGCGTTCCAGAGGTCGGCGATCGCGCGCATGTTCTGCAGAATGTCGCCATGCATGTGGGCGCGATCGCCGCTGACGAGATCCGCAGCCGTCCGGCAGATCGAGGCGGCGCTCATCTCACAGCCCCAATGCCCGCAAACGCGCGGATAAACTCGGCGGCGACCTGCGGGACGATGGCATTGCCGTAACCGCGCAGTCGTCCCATGCGGGCGGGAACCCCATGAGCCAGCGGGAATGAGCCGGGTTCAATGCGCCGCGCTTTTCCGTCGGTGCAGGGGAGCCAGTCGAAGTCGGACCAGCTAGAGAGACCTGGCGCCCCAACAGACTGTTGATCGGCGTGTTCTCCAATGTGCTCGCCCCGTCCTTGTGATCGCGGCTCGTCGGTGTCGCCCAGCCCGCTAAGGTCGCCGCGCCTTCCAAGTCCATCCCGCCCGTGTGCGTCGCTGTCGGCTTGGCGTTGGGGCCACCGCTCGGCGTGTTCGGCGTTGGCCAGCCCGCCATGCGTGCGGCATCCGTCAGCGTCGTGCCGTTGTGGTGCGTCTCCGTCTTCGGGTAGTCCCGAACACCAGAGCTCGCGCTGTCCTGCTTGGTCGGTGTCGGCCAGCCCGCCAGCGCCGCCGCTCCCGGCAGCTGGTCGCTCCCCTGCGCGGGGCCGCCGTTCGGGCCATCCTGGCCGCACGGCGTCGGCCACCCAGTACAATCGTTGTCTGATGTGCGGCGCGCCGACGCCCGCAGCGCACAGATCGGCGGCCCCGACGCCATAGGCCAGTGCTTCCAGATCGTCGCGTACTCCGGCGAGCCAAAAGCGGCCATCCTTCGACGCAACCTGCTCTCCAAAGACGATTGCAGGGCCGCACTCCGCGATGAGGCGGCAGAACTCGGGCCACAGATGCCGCTCGTCGGTAATGCTTCTGCGCTGTCCCGCGCCGCTGAAGGGCTGGCAGGGGCAGGAGCCGGTCCAGACAGGCCGGTCATCGGGCCATCCGGCGAGACGGAGGGCACGGCTCCATCCGCCGATGCCGGCGAAGAAATGCGCTTGGGTATAGCTGTCCAGGTCATCGGCCCTAACGTCCTTTATGTCTCTCTCGTCGACTGTGCCGTCGGCGATATGCCCGGCAGCGATCAGCTTGCGCAGCCACTCGGCGGCGAAAGGGTCGTTCTCGTTGTAATACGCGGCGGCGCTCACTCGGGTCGCCGCTGCATGGCGGCCTGGCGCAGGCCTTGGGCGCAAGTGTCGGCCGCGAGGTAGTAAGATGAGATCCGGGTGAGTGGCCGCTCCTTCAGGCGCTCGGCCATCGCCGCGCAATAGTCGGCGGCCCACTCGAGGGTGCGCGGATCGAGCCAGTCCGGGGGCGGGTTCATCGCGCAAGCTCCGGCATGAAATCGAGCATGTTCTTGACGGCGAGAACCGCGGTGCAGATCTCGTCAGCGATCCCGTGAGCGAGAGCCTCGATCGGCATATCGAGCTCCGCGAGCTCAATCTCGTTGAGATCGAGTTCTTTCTCGAGCTCGTCGGCCTGCTGCGCCGTCGCCTCGAGCAACATGAGAAGCATCTGCAGCCGGAACCGCACGGGATCATTCATCGCCGAGCTCCGCGAGATCGCTGCGCTCGAGCTTGACGCCGGACGAGACGCTCTCGACGAGGGTGTCGGCGATCGCGGCCCAGAGGTGGTGGCACTGCACGCGCTTCAGCGCCTTCTCCATCTGCGCGGGAGAGCGCAGCGTCTGCTCCCAAAGCACCTCATCGGCGATGCCGGAGTCGGTCAGGACACGTGCTGTCGCGCTCTCGCTGCCGGCCCACTTGCGCGTCGGGCGCGTCGGCGCCAGCTGCCAGCCCGGGATCCTCACCTGCTGCTTCAGCGTCTCGAGCGCATACTCGCGCACCCGCTCGCTCCACAGCATCGCGCGCTCGGCGACATCAAGCGCTTCGGCCAGCGCAGCCGGATCGCGCAAGATATCCCCAGCCATCACATCCGGATCGGGCATTGCCACGTCGTCGAACTCTTGCTTGGCCATGGCCTGGGCGTCCTTTGCTAAGCGGGGACAGATCTGCACCGCGGGACAGAAACGGCACCACGAGCCGGGATTGAGCGGCGCATCGGGTTGCGCGCATGCCTCGACGCCGGGCTTCAAGACCTCCTCGATCCACATCTCGAGATCGAGCAGGGTGATGGTCCAGCTGCGGCGCTCGAGCGGCGCCACATGCGGCTGGATAATGGTCAGCCGGATCTCGGCGATCGTGTCGCGCAACTCTTTGGGCAACCCGGCGACGACGCCGGCGGCGTAATAGAGCAGCTGCGGGTTGTTCTTCGGCGATACCGGGATGCCCGCGCCGTTCTTGTAGTCGATGATCTCGAGGATCCCGTGCTCGAGCTCGTAGATCGCAGCGTCAACGCTGCCGAACAGCGGCACGGGGGGCGGCTCGGCGAAGTAGCTGTCGAGCGAGACGCGAAGCTCGAACTTCGCCGCGCAACCGGGGCGCAACACATCATGAACGTAAAGCAGCATTACGTTGACGCCGGCGATGAAGTCCTGGTCGATCTCGATCCGATGCCCCTCGATCTCCCAGACACGGCCAAGCTCCTCTTGCGAGAGCGGCATCTCGCCGGGGAGCATGCCGTGCCTGAGCGCCTCGTCGACGGCATCCTCGATGTATTTATGCGCCAGCGTCCCGGTCGCGGCGTAGATCGAAGACGGGCGCGGCGGCGCGATCCGGCTCAAGCGGAAAGAGCCAGCACATCTGAGCCAGCGATACGAACCGGACCCACCGAGGAGCGAGTGCTCCGTCATGTCCGGCACACGCGGCACTGCAACGCACGCAGTGGATCGTCCTTTCGAGGGGTTGGCTGCCGCCCAGTCGCGAACTCCTCGCCGAGCTCGGTCAAGCCGGCTGGCCAGGTATCGCGGCCGGGGCTGCGCCACGTCGCGCCGAAGACCGCCTCCTGGGTCGCTGCGTCGTCAAAGATCTCACGGTGATCAAGCCACAGCTGATACCACTCGGTCAGACGCTGGAAGAAACAGCGGGCGCAGTCAGTGCGCAGCGGGATCTCGACGTTGCGCTCGCGCAGATAGCCGAGCACCTCGGAGAGGCCCCACTGCCACTCTCGCAACGGGAACGCCGATCGGACGCCGGGGACGCGAGCGTAGTCGCCGCCCTCACGGTCAGGCTCGTCAGCCCGCAAGCCGACATAGGACACGATCTCGGCGTGCAGCGCGCTCTGCTGCATGAGCCAGGCGGCATAGGGCTCGATCTTCAGCATCCGCGTGCAGAACCGCATGCGCCAGTTGGGTATCGAGTTCTCTTCCAGAACGAGACCGCGCAAGCCGCCTTTGCGCATGATCGGCACCAGCTGCTTGCCGAGATGCTCACTCAGCTTGCGCCAGTGGGCGAACATCTCCGGCAGTTCGTCGCCGGTCGGCGTGCAGACATAGGTGTAATCGACAGCGGGATTAAGCTCGTGCAGGCGCAGCGCCATCGCAGTACTGTCTTTGCCGCCGGACAGCGCGACCACATCGAGGGTCATGCGGTGTTCTCCGACGTGCGCGACCGAGGACGCTCGACCGGCTCCGGCAGGCGCGGCAGCACACGCCACTCGTTGGCAACATGATCCTGCAGCAGCTGCCACACCGTGCCGTCACTGGCGAGCGCGTATACCGTGTCCGCCGCAACCGCGATCTGCACGATCTTGCGGTAGTTCATTTCCGCACCCCGGTCTCCTGAGCGAGCTTCATCACGCGCGCGTAGAAGACGTGGCCCTGCTCAATCCCGATGTCGTAGAACTTCGCGACCTCCCACTCTTTCTGGAGCTGCTTGACCTCCTTGACGTGGCCCGCGGTGTAGACCGCGCGCACCAGCGCCAGTCCCGCCTCGCGCGCCTCGCCGGGCGACATCGCTGCATCGATGAGGCCGATATCGTCCTCGGCCGCGGCGGCTGGCGGCGCGTTCAGCTCCACCGACTTATCGGGCAGGGCGACCGTGACCGGCGCGATGACGGTCGGTGCTTGCGTTGCCTTGGCGACCTTGGCGGCACGGGCCTTCGCCATCGCGTCCTGCTGCTGCGCCAGCTTCTTCGTATCGACGGGCTCGGGCAGGACCGCCGCGGCTGTGCTCATCACGACGGTGGCTTCAGCGCGCCCCTCGTTCAGCAGCCGGTACACTTTCGCGCCCGTCTCCTCGTCCGTCTCGAACACCAGATGGATCTGCATCGTCGTCTCCTTGCAGCTCAGCGATCTCGGCGGCCTTCCGCCGAAAGGTTTGCATAATCCGCTCGTCGAGCGTGCCGCGCAGATAGAGGAAGCTCGCGAGCACGCTGTCGCGCTGTCCCAAGCGGTGCGCGCGGCAAATGGCTTGATAGTTCTCGCCGGGCACCCAGCTGGGCTCGACGATCGCGACCTCGTTCGCCGCGGTCAGGGTGATCGCGGTGCCGGCGGCGAGGATCTGGCCGATGAAGACGCGGGTCGTGGCGCTGTTCTGGAAACGCTCGATCGCCAGGGAGCGCAGCCGCGGGCTGGTATCGCCGGTGACGACCACCGGGTCGTAAGGGAGAAGGCCGCGGCGCAAATGCTCGATCACACTGTGATGCCAAGCGAACACCAGAACCTTCGGCGTAGCGCTCAAGCGCTCCTCGAGCCACAGCAAGGCCGGCGCGACCTTCAACTCGCCGAGCTCGCGGCGCAAGGTCGCGACCGCGCCATCGGGCGTAGTGAGCGCCTGCAGCAGATGCTCGTCGGCGGTCTGGGTCAGCATCACGGCGCGGTTCTGCACGCCGGGCGAGAGGTGCTGCAGCCAGCCGGCTTCGGCAACGAGAGGGATGTCCTGCAGCTGCAGGGGTGGGAGCTCGGTGAGCACATCGGACTTACGGCGACGCAGGATGTACGGGGCGAGGGCAGTGCGCAGCTCGGGCTGGTTCTTACTGCCGGTTATCTGGCGGCCGTAGACGGTGTCGCGGTAGCGGGTGAAGCGATCCTCGAACCGATGCTGGCCCAGCGGTGGCCCCAGCGCGGTCGGCCAGAAGGTGCGATAGTGCTGCCAGATCTCGCCGGCGTGATTGGGGGTTGGCGTGCCGGTCAGCAGGATGACCTTGTTGGCCCTGGCCTGCAGACCGTTATCACTGCCGCTAAGACCGTATAGGCTCTGGGTGCGGTTGGAGGCGTTCTTCAAGTAATGCGCCTCGTCGAGGATCAGCAGACCCCAGGTGAAGCGGTTCAGCGCCGCGGCGACATGCGACCTGCGGTCGCTGAACTCGTCGTAGCCGACGATCACGATGAGCGGGCCTTCGGCCTCGAGGCGGTGCTTGACCGCCGGGAGGTCGTGGGGCGGCTCGAGGAGAAGGACACGGCGGGTCCAGTGCGGGAACCAGCGCGCGATCTCGCCCTCCCAGACGCGCCGGGCACCGGCCGGAGAGACGATGATGATCCGCTGGGCGTTGAGCTTGCGCGATGCCTCGAGCGCCTGCAGGGTCTTGCCGAGGCCGGCCTCGTCGAGGAGCATCACCGCGCGCGTGAGGGCCAGGTGGCTTACTAGCCACTCGACACCGTCCAGTTGATAATCGCGCAGAGCTGCGGGCATAGAGCTCCAGCACCACAAGATGTGGTATAATTGGGAGAAAGCTGACGGAGGTTCTTTTCGGCAGGTCTATTTAATGACTAAACACAGGTCGAGTCAACGCTCAACACCAAAACACAGGTAAAGATTTTAGTGTGAGCCCTGATGAGCGCCGAAAAGCGCCAGCAAGGCAGCCTCGGCGCGGCCGTCATCCTTCACTCTGATGAAGCTCGCCGCGTTGGCGGGGAAGAGACGCGAGGCGATAAGTCGGGCCTCCGACTTGTCGGGCCCGAGGCGGAAGCTGCGCTTCCACTCTTGCGGCGTGACGAGGCTGGTCGGGATCGCGAGAGCGGCAAGGACGCCGCGCACCAGACCATAGGCCAGGCCGAAGGAAAACGACGAGGTCACGCCCTGCTTGGGGAGGGCGTGGACACGTTCGATCCACGCTGTATCCGGCTGATAATGCTTGATTATGTCAGCGAGCCAGACCTCCGAGACCTGGCGCCGCTTGATCTTGCCGACCTTGATCAGCGCCTGCGGCATGTCGGCGAGAGTGAGCGCCTCGAGGTCGATGTCGTAAAGCGCCAGCGCCCCTGTCGCGCCGGGGTCAATGCCGAGGACTGTCGGCATTAGGCGGAGTGCCGGGCGAGGGCGGCGCGAACTCGTCCTGGTCGATAAAGAACTCGCGGCAGTGGTGACCGCTGCGCTCGATCGAGTAGAGCACGGCCGCGACCCAGCGCGCAGGGATCTGACCGCGCTGGAGCCACATCTGCGCCCGGTTATACGATAAACCGTGTTGTGGCTGATAGCGATCGAGCAGGTTCAACACGCCTCTGACGCCGTTAAAGGTCCGAAAGACGTGGGGGACGTCGAGGGTCACCATCGGGAAAAACTCCGGGCTACAGGGAAAGTGTAAGCCTAATTTAGGCCGCGACTCGAGAAATGTAAGGTTCTAACCGTATTTTTAGGCACAACCTCACCCGTATCCGTTTTGGCAACAGGTTGTGGATAAGAGCGCAAAGAGCGCACAAAATGCGCTTGATCTAGTTTGTGTCCGGTAGAAAACAAACGCCTTATCGCCACATATTGTAGTGGATTTGTTGCAGTTCTGTACACAAAATATTGCGGCTCGAACACATCTTGTTGTGTTGTTGCGGCACAAAGAGTATATGAGATCAGCCTGCGAACTTATGGACAATTATGTGGATAACCACACATCCCAAAGGACCTTTACCATGATCCCATCGAAAAAGACCCCTATGGACTCCGATAACACAATTAAGCAAGATGCCTTGACTCCACAGAACGTGGAGGAGGAGGCGCAACATGTTCCGCCGAAAAAAGCGACTGCCGCGCGGCCTGAGCTTCAGTCCTTCGTCGATGCCCTGAGCGCCGCCATGGCGAAGCACAATCTCACGGCGTCAGACCTCGCCCGGGCTGTGTGGGGCACCACCAAGGACACGCGCGACTACGAGGTCGCCAAAGGGCGCGACCGCATCGGATACTTCCTCCGCGGCGTTCATTTCCCCGATCAGAAGAACTTGCAGAAGCTCGCTCGGGCAGTCGGCCTCACGGTCGAGGAGCTGGCCCGTGGAACCTCATACGCGGCGCCTTGGGTTGCTCTTGCAGCTGCCCGGTCGGGGGCTAAGTCTGCCGGCAAGCTGACAGAAGACGAGGCGACAGAGGACAAGGCGACAGAGGACAAGGCGACGGCGGGCAAGACGACTACGCGCGAGGCACCGGCGGGCAAGGCAAAGACGTCCGATCCGTTTGCCCTTGCAGGGCCTCTGCAGTTGCTGCGGGTGCACGGGGAGCCGGACAAGCTGTACGTGCTGATCGCGGAGCCGCTCGACATAAAGCTCGCCAAAGAGATCGCCGCGCTGGTGCTCTCCAGCCTTGGGGTTGAGCCTCTAAACGGCAATCATAACAACAACAACCATAACGACAACGGCGGCGAAACCGCGTGAAGCTCTTAACGCAGCGCGAGATCGCCTCGGTGCTGCGTTGCTCCGTCCACACCGTCGCCCGGTTGCGGCGGGATGCCGGGCTGCCCTGGCTTCCAGGGCGTCCGGTCTTGATCCCAGAGGAAGATTTCGAACGATGGCTTACGCGACGAACGAGAAGATCTCTATCGGACCCTTTCGCTCCCTCCGGCTCGAGCAAAACGCGGGCGGCTACTGGGAGATCCGGTGGTCCTACTATCAAGGGCCTGGCAGCTTTAAAGGCGACCGTAAAAGCTGCCGGACGAAGCTCATCTCTGAAGCGGAAGTTGAGTTCGAAGATTTCTGCCGCGCCGCCCGCGAAGCCACCGAAGCCGTGAAGGCGCAGCAAGGGTTGACGGTCGACGAGCTCTGCCGGCGCTGGCTCGAGAACGCCGCCCTGCACGGCAAGGAGCGCACCGGCTTTTACGTGCTGAGCGCGCCGCGGCGCATGCTGGGCCACTACACGGCAGCGCAACTGGTTGCGGACGACGACATCCTCGCCGCCTATCCGCGCCAGCGCGGGATCGCCAACGGCTCGATCCGGCGCGAGCTCGGCGCGCTCAAGACGGTGCTGCGCTGGGCCGCGAAAAAGAAACTGATCACGGCGGCCGAGGTGCCTTCCTTTTACGAGATGCTCCCGCCCTCCGGCGCGCCGCGCGCCAAGTTCCTCACCCGCGAGCAGAAGGCCCGGTTCTGGGAAGAAGCGATGCGCTGGGGCGACGGCACGGCCACGCGGCACTGGCACCCCCTGCAGCAGCGCTCGGCCTACCGCCTGATGCTGTTCATCGCCTTGGGGCTCGAGACTGCGGCGCGGCGCGGCGCGATCTACGACCTCACCTGGGACCGCGTCGACCTCGAGCGCGCGACGATCGATTACCGGGTGCCGGAGCAGCGCGTGACGAAGAAACGGCGCGTGCGGGTGCCGATCTCGACGCGGCTGCAGCCGGTGCTTGAGGCGGCGTGGCTCAAGGCCCCCAAGGACGCCGGCGGACGGGCCACAGGGCGCGTCCTCGGCGAGGACCGCGTCATCGACCAGGGTTTCGTCAAGTTCACCACGATGATCGGCATGCGCTGGGTGACGCCGCATGTGCTGCGCCACACCTGGGGCTCGTTGGCGGCGATCAACGGAGTGCCGCTGTGGCACATCGCGCAGGTCATGGGCGACACCATCGCCACCATCGAGGCCAACTACCTGCACCTGACGCCGGAGCATCTGCGCGGCGCCGTCGACCACGACATGGAAACCATCGCGAAGGATGCATGAACATAGGCAGTCCCGCTCAGACCGCCAAGACACTGCGCGAAACGGCCGCGCGCTGCCGCGAGCTGGCTTCGATCCCGACCACCGGAGGGCATGAGTCGGATCGCCTGCTGCGCGAGTTCGCGGAGCTCCTCGAGCGCGAGGCCGACAAGCTAGCTGTGACCACATGAGGCGTTGTCCCAAGTGACCGAGCAAGAATACCGGAACGCAAGACGTGAGTTGCGCCGACTCAATCGGCTCATTGACGAAGCGCCTATGGAGGCCAAGCCGGTTTTTCGCGGCATCTGCGAGCTTCATGCGGCGGTCGCTGATTACGAGCGCTATAAAATCCGCGCAGCACTTCGCGCGATTAACTGAAAAGGGCCGCCGTGACAGACCTAAAAGTGGTCAAGCTGCCGACCGGAAACCTGCAGGACATTCCGGCTCTCATGGAGGCGGTTGCCAGGCAGACGCGCGAAGGTAAGTTCGGCAAGATAGTGGCCGGCGTCTGCGTCCTGCTCAATGATGCCGGTGAGCCCCAAGTGTTCGGGTGGGGCGACACCGATGCTGTGCGAGGCATCGGGTTACTGACGCTGGGCGCTCAGTTTTTGGCGCGAAAGCCGTAAAGAAAAAAAAACGGCCGTCCGAGGAAAGGACGACCGTAAAAGCTTTGATGTCCACACACCGCAGACCCGGACGCCATATCCGTTCCAGGCCCACATCAGGGAAAAAGCAGAAGCTTGGGGGCTCACTGTTTTCCGAGAAGCCCAGTATGCCCTAACGCGGCCTATAAGCCAAAACAATTTTGTGGTCTCAACACAAGAGCGCTTGCCTCGCGCCCTGTCGCAGGCGCAGGCTGAACGCTCGCCCGCAGATCGCCACAATCCGGTCTGCGCGGAAATCCCATGGACACCCTACCGCCTTGCATCTCCCCGATGCGAGCAGGAGCCCCTTCATGTCCTCTTCCGACAGCAGCAATGTCGTGCCCTATCCGATGACCAACCCGCAGTTCCTCGAGGGGCTTGCCGGTCCGGAGTGGGGGGACATCCAATGCGCCTATTTCTCCGGCAATCCGCAGGATCCGGACAACCCATGCATCAACTGGAACGTCTATCCCGCATCGACGGTGATCCACGTCATGGAACCGCACCTGAACAACTACTTTTGCGTCAGCCTGCCCAAACCCGGAGCGCCGGCCGGCCGCAAGCAGCCATCCTTCGGCAAGATGTTCGTGCTCGTGATCGACGATGTCGGCAAGAAGGTCGACGCGGCAAAGATAGAAGCGATCCTCGGCCCGCCATCCTACATCCTCGAGACGAGCGCCGGCTCCTCGCACTGGGGCTGGATCCTCGAGCCGATCACCGATCACGCCTGGGCCCAAGGGATGGTGCAGGCGCTCTACCGCGCGATCGGTGCCGGCGACAACCTCGTCAAGCTGCAAACCATGGTGCGCCTGCCGTGCGGAACGAACGGCAAGTACGGCTCGTCCTGCAGGCTGCTGCGCTGGACGCCGAACAACCGGATACGGCACAGCGACTGGATCGAGATCGAGCGGCGCACCGGCGCGATCACGCCGATCGCGCCGCCACTCGATCTCGATCCGCAGCTGCCGGACCCCGGCGAGGTCGAGGCCGATACCACGCTGCAAGCATTGCGCGAGCACGGCGACGTGCTCGGCAACCTGCGCAAGACCACGATGGGCTACGGGTTCGACGTCCGGTGCTTCAACGCCGCGGAGCACACCGACAAGCGCGACGCAGCGGTCTACGTGCCGATCTCGGGGATCTACAAGTGCCTGCACGGGCACTGCATCAACCTCACCGGCGCCGATCTCCGCGCCTATGCGGACAAGACGCTGCGCGAGGAGTCCGGCGGCCTCGACTCGCTGGCGCGGCGCGAGTTCGACGATGTCGACGAAGCGACCGTGCGTGCGTGTAACGCGCCGTCTCTCGCCGGCGTCTTCGACCCGTGGGCCGTGCGCGATCCGATACGCTGGCCCGGCGGTATTCTGCCCGCGGCATGGGAGGAGAAACTCACTCGATACGCCGAGATCTACGGCTACGACCCTGCGGCGCTGATGCTGAGCTTCATCGGCGCGGGCAGCGCCGCAGCCGACAAGCGCGCGCGGTTCCGGCCCTATCATCAGACCGACTGGGAGGTGCCGCCGATCATCTGGGTCGTCCTGGTCGCGCAAAGCGGCTCGCGCAAGACAGCGATATGGCGGCGCGCGATGGAGGTGCTGACGCGGATCAATAGGGAGCGCATGGCGGCGTGGAAGAAACGCCACGACGACTGGCACAGTTTGCCGTCGAAGGAACGCAAAGAGCAGCCCGAGCCTTACGCCGAGCCGGTCATGCTCGCCGACGCGACGATCGAGGCGCTGCAGCAGACGCTGGTCCGCAATCCGCGCGGCGTTCACTGGGCGCGGGACGAGTTCTCGGGGCTGCTCGATTTCGACCGCTATCACAACGCAGGCCGCAGCGGTAAGACCCACGATCACCGGGCCTTTTTGCTCGAGAGCTACGAAGGCGGATCCTTCACCTCGACCCGCGTCGGCCGCGGCGACCTGCACATAGAATCGTGCGGGCTGACGACGGGAGGGGGCATACAGCCGGCGGTGCTCGCCGAGCTGCGCGAAGGCCTGAGCACCGACGGGCTGCTGCAGCGCTGCGCGCTGTTGATAACGTCGACCCCGGAAGACAGGAAGAGCTCCGTGGAAGGAGCAACGCCGGCGCTCGACGAGATCGACGCGGCGATCGCGCGGCTGGTCTGGTTCACGCCGGCGATCGGCGCCTATATGACCGACGCCGAGGGCGAGGCCGCGATCCGCGAGACCGAGCATGACGGCGAGAGGCTGGTGCAATCGACGGATCTCGGGCTGGCCTTCCAGGCCGTCGCCAGCAAGCTGCACGGGCTGCATGCACGCTGCGCACTGATCCTTCATTTGCTGGACGAGCCGGCTCACGGCGTCATTCCAGGCAACACAGTTTGGAGGGCCTGGCGACTGGTGTGGTTCCTTTTGGACCACATGTTGTGGATTTATGAGAGCCTACCGGGTCCGCAAGTGGATACCACACGCGAGATCGCGAGTTATTTGTTGCGCTATGATATCAAACGGCTGACAACACGGATGTTGAAGCGCAACGTAGCAGTGTGCAGGGATATGGACCACAAGATGTTACGCGCTGCCATCGAGACTCTGGTCACAATGGAGTGGCTGCGTCCTGTGGAACGTGGTGTAGAAAATAAAGCATGGCTCGTAACCCCCGGATTAGACGTGCTTTTTGCTGAGCGCAAACGGCAAGAACACGCCCGTGTAGAGGCCCTCAAACAGGCCTTCAACTGGCGCGGACGGTATCGGCCGTCTAGACCGAAGGACTGAGAAATGGCGATAACACGCAGGATGTCTAATAATAATAAATTTGCAGGATATATTATACAATAAAAGATAGAGTCAAAAATGTATTTCCCCTGTGTGTTATCGACACTGCCCGCAGTCACAGAGCAACACAAGATGTCCACAGAGCACCACAAGATGTGAGGAAGCTGACAATGCCGCAACGCCGGAGAGCACGTCGAGGGACACGTCGAAGAGCGGAACCAAAGCCGGAGTACCAGCCGTTCGCCGAGAAGCTGAACACCCTCATGCGAGAGCACGATCTCACGCTCTCGGATCTGGCCCGACGCATGTGGGGCACGCGCACCGACCGGCGCGGCTACACCGTCGCGACGAACCGCGATCGGGTCGGGCACTACGTCGCCGGGACCAGCTATCCGACCGAGCAGAACCTGCACAAGCTCGCGACGATCTTCGGCGTGCCGGTCGACACGCTGGCGATCCCGGAGCGGCCGCGAACCGGCCGGCCGCTGGGCGGCGTGCTTGGGCCGGCTCCGCCCGCCCGCCATCTGTGCCGCGTCACCGGATCCACGGCCGCCCCCGCGCTCATGCGCCTCGAGCTCGATGTCATGATCCGCGGAGAGCTCGCGCTGCAGATCATGCAGCTGATCATCGCTGAGAAGGATCGCGAGGAAACCCCGCCGTCGGAACCGCCGTTATGCCCGTAGGGTCAAAACCGCCGTTATGCCTTAGTTGCCCCGATCGGGGCGCCATTTAGGCTGATGTTTGGCCCCCGCCGTTACCCTCACCAGAGCGCAAGGGAAGGCCGCTGGCGCGCAAGTCGGCGGCTGGTAGGGTAGTCGCACCCAGCCCGTACTTACGCGCCAGTGGCCTTGCCTGTGCCTCTGGCAGCCACTGCCCGGGCGCAATGGGAACAGCGGCGCCGATAGGGTACCCCGACCCATGATGACAGCCACAGCCGCCCACCGCGCGCGGCGATAAGGCCGCATGCGGTCAAGGCCGTGGCGCTACGGGCGAGGTGGATCCGCGCGAAGGGTGAAGTCATCTGTCGAGCGCTCAGCTCGTGAACAGAAAAGCGCGGAAAAGAGCGCCTGTGAAGAGCAGGGAGCCTAACGCGCTCGGAACCGTAATCGCGTTGAGCTCGAGGATTGCGTTAAATGCAAACTGATGCTTGCCCAGCAAAAGGTTGAGAGTGCCGAGCGCGTACATGAAGACAAAGAACATGACGAGGAACATGGCTGGGGCCATAATCAGGGTGTAGATTGCAATGATCATTTGTGTGTGGCTTT